GAAATAGGGGATACATATGAAATTGATCACCCGTGTGAAACAGGACATGTGATAGCTCATGGCAAAAATCTTGCCATTGTTGTTGTGGCGATTGGTTTTTATTAAGAAAAATATAATATCGACCATCAATAAATAATGCCTGACTCTTTTCTTCCCAATAAAAAAATTTCAAGCCCATTCTAAAGGCTATTTCTTCAAAATTCAGTAGGGTAGGGTCTATAATGCCCAAATGAGTAAAAAACTGTTGGACATAATCTTCAAGGTGAGTATAGTGCATGTCAATCAACCCCTAAAAAGATAATAATAAGGAACGTGTGTTCGCTTTTATTATATAATAAAACCCTACTTATTTGGAAGTAGGGCTGTCAGTTTTCTTTAAGAACTTTGACCATTCACTGAAGAATGAATCGGTATCTTTTATTTTAAGTTCCTCAGTATCATCTTCTATATTAGAAGCAACTAATGTTTTTATAAAAGTAATTAAATTATTCAAAACAGTTAATGATGTTGGTGAATCCATTTTCATTACATCTTTTAAAATTTTTCCTGTAAGCATAGCTCTTGATCTATATACATAGTCTTTGTATTCAATGCCCAATACTTCTTTTGTAAACTTTTTAGTCTCGTTTTGATTTTTAAAAAGTTTACGGGAAAAAATAAGCGTAGGGATTATCCAATTAATATTTAATTGTGATTCCTTTTGGTCTGCAAAGGCCAGTAAAAAATCTTTTATTAATTTTTCATCATGTGAATTCAAGGTTTTCACCTCATTTCTTAGCTAGTTATTTTTTCTTGAATTTTTAAAATCAATTCTTCAGTCATGGATTTTATTGTAGAATCAGTTTTATAATCAGGGATGTCTAGCATAAATTTTCCTGTACTTAACCCTTCTGGAATCGCTTTTATGTATTTAAGTTCATGCTTAAATATGTTTTTAGCACCAATTTCCATTTCGATATCTTCTTGAACTGGGATATGTAATTGATTTCGTGGGTCAATTAAAGTATAGATTACTCCCAATGCAACTTTTTCAATACCAAATGTGTTCATAATAGAACCTTCTGCTCGTTCCATTAAAGCAATGCCTGTAGAGGATAAATAATCGGGTTTAACCGGCAATACATAAGCATCACAAGTAATATATGAACTTATGAAAAAGACTGAATAGGTAGGTGGACTATCAATTAAAATATATTTATATTTTGATTTTAGTCCAGACAACTCAAGGTATTTTGCTAATACAGATTCAACTCCTGATTTTTGGTTAATTTCCAAATTTAGTAAATCTATATCACCTAATAACATATCGAAATTTTTCTTGACATTTACAGTGTAATCTTTTTTTAAATGACTGTCATCAATCTTTTTAGTATTAAAAAGTGTATTTTTTGATTCAGTGATAGGACCATGGGGTTTATGAGTATCTTCATAAAGACTATATATTGTTTTACCCTGCTTTTTATACTCAGCATACTTTTTTACATGATCTTTTCCATGAAGAACTCTTAGTACATATTGGCTTGAGTTAAATTGTGGGTCCATGTCTATAAGTAACACTTTTTCTTTAGAGTAAGTGGAAAGGGTATTAGCAATGTTTACACATAGAGTTGTTTTTCCAACTCCACCTTTCATATTCATAAAAGAAATAATTGTCATATCTATCACTCCTATTTATTTTCAAATTTAATGTTAAGTAACTCGTCTTTTATGTGTTTGCACAAACCATCTATTCCGCCAAAAAGAGAATAATAATCAACCCCATTGACTTTTAGATATTTAAGAGAATCCTCATATGTTTCTGGGGGTAATTCAATTTTATACAAAAATTCTCCGATATTTTTCTCATATTCTTCTTCTAAAGGTAAGGCATCAGTTCCTTGCACAGTAAAAAAACCATTCTGTGAAATTAACCTTTGATTACTCCGTCTAGGCATTAATGCAAAACTTTTAATGTGTATAGCTTCATTATAGTAATTTGTGTACTTTTTAATCCTTGAAGGTAAGGTGTCTAAAGTTAAATATCCAATAGTATCATACTCTGAATCATTTGTTGTGTCATAAAGTCTATGACAGTTATTATTCATTGCAATAGGATCTAAAGCCCAAATTACAGCACCTTCATCTTTATTTCTACCTAAATTTGCAAAGTATAATGCGGTTATGAAGCTAGATGTCCAGTCTAAGAGGCGGGTTGGCATACCGTAATGTTGCATCATAAAAAGGGTATTCCAATCTTTATCATTACTATTTCCGAAATGTTCTATGTGCATGGCTCCTAAATTAACAAAAGAGTTATAAATATTATTTTCATGCCCTAGTACTTCGGATTTATCTGCATTAATTCTATAAAGTCCGCTATTTAGTTTATACGTTACAGAACTATGTCCTCTAAACCATAAAGATGGATGCTTCGCGGATATTTCTGTTAATTCATTCAAAATATTTTGCATGTCGATTCCTACCTTAAAAAGTTTTAGTATTTGGTATATTGGAAGAAATTCATTAGTTACGCACTCTATTATTTGTATTGCCGTCATTTATTTTTGAGTACTTTAAAGGATATTTCTAAACTTCTAAATAATCTATGAATGTCAGTGAATGAATCCTCCATTTGGCAATAGTTAATATTGTGAGGTTGGCTATTTGATTTATATTAAAAAAACTTCTCTGTATCTTCAATTTTAGAAATAAGGTTAGGTATATCTCTAAATGAAAGATTATTTAGACAACTTTTTAAGAAGTACGTAGTCTCATTATTATTTTTATTAAATCGGGAACCTAATCGGGCGTTAATGAAACCAGTCTCTTTAAGAATAGGGTTTTCATCCAAAAATTTTGCTATTCCGTTTGATTTAACTGTATATAGTTTTATATCTTCCATTTGATTAACATACTGACCAACTAAATACCCTACGATTGTAGAACCCTGTGTTACAACTGAAGAAATAAAGAAATCACTTAATGGATTACCTTTTTCAACTGAGTATTCTTCAGATGTTAACTTTAATAATTTTATGTAAGAGTCTGGATTTGGTAATACAATCGTGACTCCCTCAAACTCTTCAAATTTCCCTAGTGAGTCAATTTCATCCTGAGTGTAGAAAACCTTTTTCTCTTCTTTTATAATATCTTCTATGCTAGTAACAGCAATCTCTTGAGAAGTTCGTGATGTATCTATATTAAATTTTTCACTAATTACTTCAGATATTGCCTCTTGAATACTCTTCACTATTAAAGGGCGAGAGGTGTTAATAAACTGTTGAGTTACCTTAAATTTAAACCGTTCTTTAATAACAAATTTGATAAAATCATCATTTGGGGACTCAAAAATTTCTTTAATTACAGATTTAAATGATTGAAAATATATTAACGATTCAGCGAGGATTTTTACTGTTTCTTCATCATATAAATTTTTAGAAAACTTAATTAGATTTTCAAAATCCTCTTCATTATGATTTATAATATTGAAGATAAAAAAGGGCTTAGAATCCATTATATTTGAGTTATTTAAATCAGTAAAAAAGTGATACTCAATTCCATTTGTTAAGATACCTAATTTAACACTAGGGTATGTGCTGAAATATCTACTTAATTGTGGGGCGCTTTTATTGATTTTCGTATTGATCGATTTTGCCTCAATAAAAATTCGAGGTTGCCCATTGATTGAAATAGCATAGTCTACTTTTTCATTTTTTTTATGAAAATCAGCTGTGAATTCTGGAGTGACTTCTTGGGGACTATAAGTATCGTAACCTAACCCTTTAAGCAATGGTAAAACAAGAAATTGTTTTGTAGATTCTTCATTTTTAATTAGTTCACTATTTTCGGATATCACGTTGTTTAATAATTCTATAGTTTCTTTTAGATTCATTTGAACACTCTCCCTTTGTGTTTGAAATAATACAAGGCACCATCTTAAGAAAAGAATTCTCTTTTGGATTAAATCCATTTATTTTATTAATAGTCAATAATTCTTGCGTAAATATACCTATAACAATGACAAAAAAATAATATAACATAAATAAGTAATTTTTCCATTAATGGTGCTATTAAAGGACATGTTTATAGCATGTCCTTTTCATAGATATTATTAAGTTACTTTTAGTCTTAATTAAAAATCGTTCACTTGGTTCTCCCCAAATAACGATTACAATTCCCCTTTATCCTTCAAAATCTCCCACATCTTACGTAGCTTTTCTAAGTCCTCTTCTTTTGACTTCGGCAGCTCTTTGTACCATTTTTCAAGAGTAGGGTTGTTTGCGAAAGTCTGGAATTCAGCTTCATCTTTTTCTTGTTGTGAAATGGGAGCTGGATTATTTGTATTACCTAATAGGTAATCAGTTGTTACATTAAAAAACTCTGCTAATAACTTTAAAGTATCGAAATCTGGTTGAGTTGACGATGTTTCGTAACGGGCATATGTAGATCTGTTAATAGCTAATCTATCAGTTAGTTCTTTTTGAGATAATCCCCGCTCAATACGGAGTTTTTTTAGAATTTCACCATATTTCATAATCAAAACATCCTCCTCTCCTTTCATTATAGGTGAAGTTTTTGCACATTAAAATATTTGTGAAGAAAATACACAAAAAGTATTGACTGTGCAAAAAATGCACGTTATTATATGTGTAATAAATGCACAAAGGTGGTGGTAATTATGTGGCACAAAATTGTGCAAGAACGTCGTAAGTCATTGCAGATGTCACATGAACAAGTTGCAAATTTATCTGGTATTGAACGTTCATATTATACAAAAATTGAAAATGGCCTACGACCAAGTGTAAAAGTTGCACAATCTTTAAGCAGTGTATTAGATATTGAATGGACAATTTTTTTTGATGAAAATTGTGCAAAAAATGCACAAAATGTATTTGCATAATACCTCAAGTATTTTTCTGTCGTAATAGCTTCTAAGCGGCAGTTATGCTAATCATCAGCGAAAGGGCAATGTTCTACGGAATATTGAAGGGTTGCTTAAAAAATGAGCAGACCGAAACATCCGCAAAATAAGCAGTCCTATTGAAGGAAGGGGGTGCCATCTGAAATGGCTATTCAAGAAAATGATTTATCTCTAATGGTTTTAGAGAAAACTGGCCTTAATAAAAAGGTTTTATTAGATAGGTATGATCGTCTGGCACAAGACACATTCAGAAAGCGAACATTGTATTGGGATATTGATGATCTAGTTAGAGAAACTAGATACAGTAAAGCTTCATTAGAAAAATATATTATTTGTGATCCTCGTATGAAGGAAAATCAAAGGCAGCTTGGACCAAGATTTAAACGAGTATGGTTATCTGAGCCAACTGCCATTGTTTTAGAAGAAATACTTAATAATTAATTTCAATAAAACTACCCGGACAGGTACGTAATATTTTGAGGAAACAAGGAATTAGGAGAGGCCAGGGCAATGGCCTCTAGATAAACCAAACTACCAAACTAGTAAAAATCCAAGAGGTAGGGGCAACTACCTCTCATCTCAATACTAAAGCTAACTTCATAAAGAAACTATGCAACGGCTGCATAGTATGCACAATACGCATAAAAAGGAAGGATAAATATGGACTTTGACATTGGAACATTAATAAAAAAGTGTCGTAAGAAAGCAAAGCTTTCACAAGAGGCTTTTGCAGATTTGATGCACACGACACAATCAACGATTAGTCGTATAGAACAAAATTTAATCGCTTGTGAGGCTAAATTCTTAGCCAGAGCAGCAGCAGTCACAAATTCACAAGATGTTGTTGTAGCTACATTGTTTAGTACTGATGCAGCACTACAATTTTTACAAACAGTACCTATGTTCGTGGGAGGAGTGTTTTTATGGATATTGTAGAAAAATTAAAGCTGAAAATAGCTATGTTAGAGGCTTGTAATGAGGATTTATTAGTGGCTATTGGCGTTCATAACGAGCGGGGGGAATATCATCTTTCAGCAGAATGCATGAGAAAAATCAAGAAAGCAACATATGAAATTGAGAGATTAAAAGCGCATATACTGGATCAACAAAATTTCCTTTGGGTTATTAAAGATTTACAAGAAAGAGGACTACTTAGTGAGGTGATTAAAAAGTATGCGTATCAAGCCTAGAGCGTGGCGCCACATGACATTAAAACAGAGGTTAATTTATGTACATTTCTTTTGTGATAAAAAGTTGTTGGAGAAATTAATTGGCAATAAAAAGACTGTTTAATCATTGCGGGATTAAACAGCCAATAAACTATGGAATATAGAAACATTTTAGCATGAAAATTGAACGTTTGCGAGTGTTATCTCGCTCTCGTCAAGCAGCTTACAGTACCGTCTCCCTACGGAATAGCTTTGCCACTGTGAGTTGCTTGATGGGACGCCATCAGAAAGAAGGTGGGAATCATGAGTATTGATCAATTCAAGCCAAAGATGCGAGAGGTACGTATAGACACAGAAGTGTTTGAGGAACGATTTGCTGAGTATGACATCATCAGTGAGTTTACCGGGATCATACTTACATTAGTAGCAATTGAGGACAATGTACGCTACACAAGCTTTGTCACAAAGTCATATGCAGAAGTTTTACGTAAACAAAAGGAGGTTATAGCGTGAGACAACTTATTGAAGTAGAGAATCCGATGGTGTTAGGAACAATTGAATCTGTAAATAGTGTACCTACATTTCGATATATAGAGACAGATCTCCGTGATATCTATGGCAGTTTAATAGTTTTCAATGATGATTATATGGAGTTTTCAAATGGGGATATCGTTCATCTAGATAACATCCATACGTATTTAGAGGATAACTATAATGCCAAATTTTGCACAAAAAAATAAACCACTTGGCAGAGTGGCTTACAAATCAAATATTAGAGCAATTATAGCGGACTATAGGAGGAATATCAATGAGTAACTTAGCAGAACAATTTAATAATCCAATTCCTTTTCAACAACCACAAGGGGTGCTAGCACAAGCTAGTTCCTCCCGGGAGATGGAAGAAGTCAAGGGACAAATCTTCATGGCCAAACAGTTTCCTAGAAACGTATTCCAAGCTGAGCAACGTGTATTAGACACTTGTAAACGTCCGGCACTAGCAAAGGTTGCAATGTATCAATATCCTCGTGGTGGACAACGTGTAACAGGTCCGTCTATTCGATTAGCTGAAGCAATTGCACAAAACTGGGGCAACTTATCCTATGGCATTCAAGAACTAGAGCAACGTGAAGGTGAATCGGTCGCAAAAGCGTTCTGCTGGGACCTTGAAACGAATGTACGTCAAGAAAAGGTATTTACCGTCAAGCACTCTATGAAAGCTAAGGGAACTATTAAAAAATTAGAGGATCCTCGTGATATTTATGAAAAAGTAGCAAATGATGGTGCTCGCCGTTTACGTTCATGCATTTTAGGTGTAATACCAGGTGACATTATTGATAAAGCGATTGTTCAATGTCACGAAACATTAGCCGGAAATAGTCAGGGTCCATTAAAAGATCGTATTGCAAATGCATTACGTAGTTTTAAAGAGCAATATCGTGTAACACAAGAAATGATTGAAGCAAAGTTTGGTTACAATGCTGACTCTTTCACTGAATACGACTATGTAGAGTTAATCAACATTTTTAACAGTTTAAGAGATGGAGTAAGTAAGGTAGAGGATTGGTTTAATAAGGAGATTGCTAAAAATCAATCAAGTGGTTTAGGGGCTGATTTCCAAGCGCAATCAGATTTAAAAAAAGAGGTGTAATTAGATGCACCAAACGATATTCCAATTAAGCAGCCAGAATTACCACTCGAATGAGGCAAATCAGCACTACATGTCGGTGTCGCAGTTTAAGAGCGCTCTGGAATGTGAAGCTAGAACATTGGCAGAGGTAAGGGGCGAGTTTTCTCGTCCTCCTTCTACAGCATTATTAGTAGGCTCATATTTACATGCAGCATTTGAAAGTGAAAAGGCATTTACTGAATTTAAAGAACTAAATCACCACATCATTTATAACAATCGTGGCAACAAATATAGGGAATACGAAAAAGCAGATGACATGATCGAAACCATCAAAAATGACAAGTTTTGCATGTTTGCATTACAGGGTGAAAATGAGGCAATCTTCACTGGTGAATTATTCGGAGTTGAGTGGAAAATAAAAGTCGATAACATCAATCATGAACGTGGATTTTTCAGCGATTTAAAGAGCACACAAGAGCTTCGAAAACGATACTGGAGCGAGAAATATAATACTTGGGTTTCATTTGTACAAGCCTTTGATTACGTGCTGCAAATGTGGGTGTATCGAGAGATCATTTTTCAAAATACAGGACGTTACTATGATCCATACATTGTGGCAGTAACAAAAGAATCGCCACCTGATAAAGCCGTTTTACATTTCGATTCAGAGCGTTTCGATTTCGAGAAAGAATATGTTCAAACAATGTTGCCAAGCATCATAGATGCAAAGCTAGGGCGTAGAAATCCACACAGGTGTGACAAGTGCGAATTTTGTCGAGCAACTAAGAAACTTAGTGGCACATTTGAAATTGAATATCTACTAGATTAGGTGGTGCAGATGGATGAATAACGTACCACACAAAGTCCTTCTGCCTGCTGGGATATTTGAGCAGGTGAGAGGGAACAACGATGAAATCAGACGCTTGGTGTTGGAATGTAGAACTAAGCTTGTCATTTCTTGCGCTTACCCGGGAAATTTTTTTACTTATTTCCTAACGTGCTCCTAGTATTTTTTAGTAATGGAAATATAAAAAATTGCACTGGTAATGCTTAATAATATTAATAATTAGAATATTACGCTAAAGGGAGAGTTGAGGGCAAATGGCTAAATTCAGATACGTCTATACAACTTTTTGGAACGATCCTCGTGTGGTTGAGGAAATGACAGCAGAGGACAAGTACTTTTTTCTGTATTTGCTGACAAATGAAAGTACGACTCAAATTGGCATCTATCAAATTACCAAAAAGCAAATTGCTTTTGACATGGGCTATTCGATGGAAAGTGCTGGTGCGCTACTACAACGCTTTAAAGACCATCACAAGATTATTAAATACAACGAGGAAACTCGCGAAATTGCTATTAAGAACTGGGGCAAATATAACCTGAATCGTGGAGGAAAACCAATTCTTGATTGTGTGAGATCAGAACTAAAAGAGGTAAAAGATACTTCACTTATTCAATGGGTTGGTGAAGGAGTCCCGAATGATTCAGTACGTAACGTTTACGAATCGTACTACGATACGTCACACGATGCGTATAACGATACGTCGACGATAAGTGGACAAAAAGAAAAAGAAAATAAAAAAGAAAAAGAAAATAAAAAAGAAAAACAAACAACAGAGGAGGAAGTCAGTCAGTCGTCTGTCACTGAGGAACAATTAATTTTCTTAACTAAATTCTATGACGAAAATATTCAAAGAGCATCTGGCTATATTTGCGAATGTATTGAACATATGGCACGTGAAAATGATCCAGCACTTGTTTATGAAGCCATGAAAATTACTGCCCTTCAACAGCCAAACAAACCAATGCAGTACACAGAACAAATATTAGCTAACTGGAGAAAGGATTTTATAACGAATGTCGAGCAACTAAAGGCCAAGGAAGAAAGAGAGAAAAACAAGCGACAGCAATCTAGCCAGTCCTCTTATCAAAAGCCGAAAGGACGTACAGAGGTAGTACCTGAGTGGTTTGCTAATCGAAATGATAGTGAAGAACCAAGAGCAACTACTGAGACTACTAGCAACACAATAGATTTCGAGGCTGAGAGGCAAAAGGTTTTAGAAATGTTAGGTAAGAAGGAGAGTGTAGAGGCTTGATTAACCGAGTAGTTTTAGTTGGCCGTCTTACAAAAGATCCTGAGTTACGTTATACCCCAAATGGAATTGCATCATGTCGCTTCACAGTTGCAGTAAACCGTACATTCAAAGGACAGAACGGTGAACAAGAGGCTGACTTCATAAATTGCCAAGCATGGCGTAAACATGCTGAGAATCTAGCAAACTACATTAAAAAAGGCGGTCTAATAGGTTTGGAAGGGCGAATCCAAACAGGCAGCTATGAAGGGCAGGATGGAAAGCGTGTCTATACGACTGACGTTGTAGCCGACAGTATCCAATTTTTAGAGCCAAGAAACGGCACAGGAGGCGCTCAGAACACGCCAAACTATCAATCTAGTGGAAATACAGGTGGACAGTATCAAGGCAGTTCACAGGGGCAATATGGCGGTAATAACAACCAGCCGAGTTATACAAGAGCAGATGAAGATCCATTTGCTAATAGTAAGGGGCCAATTGAAGTAAGCGAGGATGACCTCCCTTTTGATTAAAAGGAAAGAAAGGATGTGAGCCAAGGGCTGGTGGATTGTTAGGGAAAAAGAAAGTGGTTAGTTGAAAGATATTGTGCAAGTAAATTAAAAAAGCATTGCACCAAAGCAATGCTAAGTTCGGGGAATCCTTGACAACTTTACTACATTAAAAAGAAAGCCTATTAATCCGCAAATAAAGAAAATATATGCTACTAGAATTGACATAGCTTCTAAGTTGTTAGTAAAGATTCTATATCCTCCTACAGTAAATAATGCCAAACTACTAACCGAGCTATGTATTGTTTTATTCTTTTCAGACAAAAAAACACCTCCAAAAAATGGTATGTGTATATGTTAACATAAAATTTGTTTTCGGTTAACATATTCTGTTCTTTTCATTGGAGAGTGTCACAAAAACAAAGAACCTTACTGAACACTTTGAGGAAAAGGATATAGTGGGTAATCACTCACTACTCCCAATAATTTACGGATTCCAATCACATGCCATACCATCACCGTCTCTATCTAAATCATGAGGATCATCATACGGCCCACCGTTAGCTTCAAAAAATAATTGGGCATCTTTCTGTGTATCGAAATCAGAACAATCGTGATCCACATAGGTTGGTGAATATGGATTATTATAATCTATCTCATATTCATAATTTGATTCAAATTTATCTTCAACTTCAACATCTTTACGGTCAAATATACTTATATACCCGCAAAGAAATGCTATCACTAAAATAATAGGAATGAACAAACCACTATCAAAAAATTTACTTTTCATAGAATCAATTCCAATCTCCAATAATCTTCAAAAGATTATAGCACAGTTGTAGTGGTAGTTTTAGAGTATAAAAAAGCCGCAGCGTATGCACACACTACAGCTCGAATTGGTTTATTCCATTACATGGTTTTATCAGCAACAAGCATAAAACGTATTAAGGATAACATTGTAAAACAGATGATTGCATGATGTTAAAGAAAGGGGAATTAAAATGGCAAAAACTAAAAAAATGACAGTTGCAAAGAAAGTTATTAAATCAAATGAATTAGAACAAGCAAAGGCGGAATTTGAGAGTTTTTATAAAAGGGTTAAAGAAGAATACGGCAATGTAGAGGTCGGAATTGTAATTAAATCTGAAATTTAATTCCTGAACAATCTGAGTATTAAACGAAAAAAGAGCGATTAAAACATCGTTCTAAAAAATTCATAAAATCCCATGTTCATTGGGATAGCCCAAATAAAGAATCCAAGGAGAGCAATTGGACCAAGAAAGAATTTATAAATTTTTGTTGGCAAAATATTGCCCAATAGAATTTTATAAATAATTGCACAACCTATCATTACAACTGGCAGTAAGATTAATGGTGGTATAAAAAACAACAGACTTCCACCACTAGATATATCTGTAAATATGTCCATTAAATTACCTCGCTATGTATTTTGTGTAAATTATAACATAGAAAAAGCCGCAGCGTTTGCACACGCTACAGCTCGAATTGGTTTATGCCCTTTAAGACAATCTAGTAAAAGTAGTATATCACAACTTAGGAGGGCAAACCTATGTTAAAAGAGCAAACAACAGTTACAAAAGAAAATTTACTTCAGTGGATTGAGAATTATCGATGGATGGTGGAAACGATTGAGGAAGCAAGGCAGCCAGTAGCGAAGGTTAATAACAATAGTTACATTGGGGCGAAAACAGCTATGTATGGTATTGAGGCAACATTACCAAAGGCTAGTGGAGGTACAAGTGATCCAGTATATACAGAAGTACAACGTCGAGTATATTCGTTAAATTATCGCATTAAGGAATATGAGCAAAAGATTGCAGAGGTGCAAAAACGCATTCCATTGGTGCAAGGTGATAGAGAGATTGAAGTCTTGCATAGACTGCTAGATGGTAATAGTATGCGGGCAATTGGTAAACACATGAAACTTTCTAGTACAACGATATTTAGGGTGAAAAATAATATTTTGAAAAATATGACAGGTCAAGAGTAAATAAATATTAAAGTGAAAATTAGAGAAACTCGGCAGTAACTAAATATTTTTAAAGTAAAGGATGTTATTTTCTACATTAACCCTATAATTAAAATTATAAAAACCTTAAATTTAGAGTTGGAGAGGTGGAAAAATATTTGGAATTATATAAAGAGATTAATTTTAATAGTGGGAAAGTAACACTTTCTAGAGAAGAAGATAACTTTAAAGAAATATTTAAGAAAAAAGGCCAACATCTTTATTTAACCTCTTACAGTTATGATATGCCAACAGAATATTATAGTTCTTTACTTGAAAATATTGAGTTTATAAACGATATCAAAGTTATTTTTAATATATATGATTTTGGTAGTACAGAGAGTGCAAAGGTTGATTTACTAATTAAAAAATCATTGAGTAATAATCCATATATCCAGTTTTTTTATTGTAGAGACAATCATTCAAAAATAATTAGTAATGGCGATATTTTATACATCGGAAGTGCTAACGTCACTAAATATACGAAAAACAATTTTGAAGCAGGTGTCCTAATTTATGACAAAGAGACAATTGAACAAGTAGAACGATATGTCTTTGAAGACGCTTATTTAATGTATGAACCTATTTTTACTGATCCAATTGCGCCCATAATTGTACCTTTTCATTTTATAATTAGTGAAATGACTAAAGAGTTAGATGAAATTGAGAGCTTATTAAAAAGTGTAGATAGACGTCGTTTTGTTTCAGAATCAGATTTACCTGACTATGGTAAAGATTTAAAGGAATATCTTAGCCGGTATGAAACAATGTTTAAAATAGCTATAAATGATTTAGACTCTTTTATTACTGATAATTCAGATGAATATTATATTGTGGTAAGTTTACTTGATGAAATTGAAAAATCGTTGAAGGAATTATTAACTTTAGAACCTATAGGGAGCGAAACAAGACGCTTTTTTGATTTTATTGAAGAATATCAACATTCTATGTGTCAATATAAAGAACATTCTTGGAGAACTAATACTATTGAGAATGAAGTAGTAATTAACAAGGAAAGAGTTTACTTAAGTAGAGCTAAAGTAGTTTTAGAATTGTTGCAAATCCTACGTGTAAAGTGGATATCTCTTATCAAGAATGATAAATATAAAAGGTATGAAGAAAATAAAACTATAAAAATAGTATGGTGGTATTACAACCTCAGCTCGCGAGAAGATATTGGCAATATTTTTTAAAAACCGATAATTAAAATAATTTTATTGAAATAAATAGTCAAATGTAACAAAAGGAACAAGTGTAAAACATGTAGCATGTTTTGTGAAAGAAAAAATATGATGTAAACTCGGAGGTAGGTCGGTGCGGAAATGTTTTCCTTCCTTGGTATTTATAAAAACCTATATATTAGAGAAAGACAGACCGACGACCGACCTGCGCTGAACAAACTTGTTCGGGGCATGACATACACGGCCGGCCCATATTTTTTAAGAGATTAGGTATCTTAATTAATATTAAAAGCTAAAACCGCCTGTAAGTTGAAAGAAATAAATACCAAATGCTATACTTGTCTAAGTAAGACTTTAATTATATGGTTAATAAACTATAATCAGGTTTTTAAACCAAAAAGTGGGGGTTAAGCAAGTGAAACTAGCTATGAAATATGTCATTCTTTATGTAAATGATTTTGAAAAAACGATGAGTTTTTACAAAGACATTCTAGGTTTGCAAATCAAAATGCAACAAGATACATATGTTGAATTCGAAACTGGTTCAACTACTCTATCGATTAATACGCGCCAATCTGTCAAAGAAGAAATCGGATTAGATGTACCTGAATTAACTTCATCAACTCAAACTTTTGAAATCGCATTTGTTGTTGAAGATGTGTCTGCTACAATCGAGAAACTCCGTGAACAGGGTGTACCAATCATAAAAGAACCGGCTACAAAACCATGGGGACAAACAGTTGCATATGTAGCAGATCCAGATGGACATTTTATTGAAATTTGCACATCAGTTGAATAAAAAAGTTTGTTTAAAATAAATTAATCTTATTAATAACAACTTTAGAAGAGCCTTATCCCAATAGCGGGTAGGGCTTTTTATTATATATTCGAAAGGAGAAAACAAATGAAACCACAAATTGAAAACAACTTTATGTACCATGCTCCAAAAGAAGGGCAGCCACAAAAGTACGAGGCTATTCGTGAAAAGGCGAAGGAGCTTGCTTATTTAATCGATGAAGAGTGTCCAGACAGCCGTGAAAAGTCAGTCGCTATGACGAACCTTGAAACTACTGTGATGTGGGCTAATGCTTCAATAGCACGTAATTAAGAGCCCTTCATAGGGCTTTTTCTTATGCTTTGAAAACTGCATCAAACAGCCAAAACACTACGAGTTGAGAGGGCAGAGTTTGATGTGGTTTTGAGAGCAAAAAGTTATTACATATATTTCATCTCCTAGGTTATGATTGGGTTTAATGGGAGGTGAGAGCTATGTTGAAGGAAACATTAAATGCACAAACTTTAGTAGAATTATTAGTTGAATTACCAGTCTTATCAATATCTACAAAATCTGTAGATGCAAAAGAGGTTTTAGGACGTCTAGAGGTAGAGGGTGACGGGAAAGAACTGCAATTCTTAAAAGATTTATTTACTTTACAAACCGAAGAAGTTGTTGAAAAGTGGTATAACAAAGAAGAATTGATGGAAAAAGTACCAGAAGAATTACGTTAATAAATTTTGTCCTGCTCTAATAGGGTGGGGCTTTTCTTTTGTTCTGAAAAGAGAGTATTGAGCAGTTTCCCCCTTTAAAGCTAGAGCAATGGTACTTACTTATGGAAGTAGAATTTGTAGAAAATTGTTCCAAATATTTATCATTCACTTTATGATTATGATGAGGTGACTTATGATAATAATTAATTTTTTCAAAAAGTATCCATTAATGATTTTTTTAACAATCTTTTCAATTCCTTTATTGATCTCAATCTTCATGTATTTACCTTGGTTCTCGTACTCGAAAGGCAATGTAGACGGTTGGTTGGGATTCTGGGGTAGTTACTTAGGGGGGACGATGGGGACATTAGGAGTAATTGCAACTACTTATTTTTTAATAAAACATGAAACTGAGATAACTAACAGTAGCATGGTATTGGAGGATAAACGGAAGAGAGATCTCATGTATTTAGAAATACAAATGAAGAAAATTGAAGAAATTACTGAATCTATATTAGTAACAAATTCTAAATGGTTGGATCTTCATAATACTTTAATAGAATATAGTGTTGCTAAAGAAAGTTTTTTGGGAGAGCATACAATATCTGAACTAGAACTTAGTGGTAAGATGAAAAATTATATTACCAAAAGGAAAATTTTAGGCGACCATCAAAATAAACTAATATTACATATGAACACATTTCACAATGACCCTGAATTAAATATATTTAACATAAGAATTCAAAATATAGTAATGGAATACAATCGTATTTTTTCTGATATCAAATCATGTAAAGACCTAAAAGAATGTATAAATCACACTGATAAAATTGAAAAGTTACTTAAAGAATTTGAAGCATATGATAATATTTTAAAATTTTATAGTGAACAGTATAAATCTATTGTTGCTAGTATTAACCAAAATTAATTTATTAGTATCGAGCAAAGCTTCTTTTTGTTTTATTCTTTGGTACTCCTTTTGAGTAAAATAAATATTACAATTCGTTTTCAAGTATTTTATAATATTAGAGTTAGAGGAGGATGAGCTTATGACTGATAATTTGATGAAAAAAATCCATTTGTATGGTCATGATTTTGAATATGCCGAGATTGAAAAGATTCCATTTTCAAAAGATGTTAGGGTACAAGTGAATTATTTAGGTTACCCAGATAGAATTGGAATTGGTAGTGGAGAGACAGTCGAAAAAGCAGTTGAGAACACAGTAAAAAAGATTTTAGAGTCAACTCCTTTAGAAGCAGTTAAGATTTTATTCGATTGATTTAATTGACGTCATAACGACGTCTTTTTTATTTCACAAAGCAACTAGCATAATGGGGTGATCACAAAACAAACAAATGACAATGGAGGTGGTGGTTATGAGAGATGGCTAATTGGAATGAGATTAAACAGGAGTGGGAAACCACAAAGGTTACACTTGCTGATCTTGCTGAAAAGCATGAGATAAAGCTTGGTACTTTAAAGAGCCGTAAGAGCCGTGAGAAATGGTCAAGGGATGCAACTGAAAAAGATGCAACCAAAACCAAAAAGGTTGCAACCATAAAAGAGGATGCATCCGAAGAAAAAGAAGTCGTTGAATTAGAAGGTGATGATGGACTAACTGATAAACAACGGCTTTTTTGTATGTATTATGTTCGTTCATTGAATGCTACTAGTGCATATAAAAAAGCTTACAAATGCAACTACGAGACAGCTATGGCAAGTGGTAGTAGATTGTTAAGGAATGTTAAGGTAAAAGCAACGATTGCTGAGATGAAGCGTGAACGGTTAGAGCAAGAGGACTTAGATAAAACGGATGTGCTACAGAAGTACAAAGCCATTGCTTTTGCAGACATAACAGACTTCATAGACTTTACTCAAGTCGAGTCAGAAGCGACAGAAACATCAGTTGAATATAATCCAGACGGTTCAAAGAAGTCTGAGAAAACAGAAGTAGTACCATATACGTATACAAAGTTCTCTATGCATCATTCTGAAGAAATTGACGGGACACTCATTACTGAGCTATCTAAGGGTAAAGACGGCATGTTTAAAGTTAAACTCGCTGATAAGATGGCAGCACTTGCGTTCCTTGCGAAGTATACAGATTTACTCAATGAAAATGAGTTAAAACGATTGCGAGAAGAGAAAGCCAAAGTTGATATTGCAAAAATTCGTTCAGAAACAAAGGGTAATGGCATTACAACAGCTAGCACAGTCGATCTTAGCAAATTAACGACAGAGGAGTTGAGAGAACTTGCTGCAAGAAATAAGCGATGAGCAATTAGATGCGCTAGCCTATGAAGCGAGCAAAGAACTCTCACGCAAATTTTACCGTGATTATGTAGAGTTTGTTCATAATGGTCATTACGAGCACTACAGGCATACAGAATTAATTTGTGAAGTACTACAGCGCATTGCAGATGGTGAGCAACTATCTATGTTAATTGAAATGCCACCTCGACATGGGAAGTCAATGACTGTGACAGAATCATTCCCTAGCTACTACTTAATGAAAAATCCAGATAAGAGAGTAATTGCGGCTGCCTATTCTGATGGTTTAGCTAAAAAGTTTGGTAGGTTAAATCGTAATAAATTTAATGAGTATGCTAACGAATTGTTTAACATTCAATTATCTGAAGCAAACGCTGCTGTTAAAGATTGGGGTGTTGAAGGTAGACAAGGTGGCATGATTGCCACAGGTATTGGCGGTTCTATTACTGGTCAAGGTGCCGATTTAATGATTATTGATGACCCTATCAAAAATATGAAGGAGGCAAGCTCTCAAACTATCCGAGACAACATATGGGATGAATGGGAAGCGACGCTCTCCACTCGTTTACACGATGGGGCATCAGTAATAGTCATAATGACACGTTGGCATGAAGACGATTTAATTGGTCGTTTACTAGCAAGAAGCCCTCGAAAATGGATACGTTTACGTTTACCTGCTATTGCTGAAGATGAAGATGATTTATTAGGAAGATTACCAGGAGAACCGTTATGTCGAGAGCTGGGGTTTAATGAACAATGGGCGGCTGATAAAAAAGCAGAGGTTGGCAGTCGTACATGGAACGCCCTTTATCAACAAAGGCCTTCTCCAGCAGGCGGTTCTATCTTTAAACGTGAATGGATTCGTTATTATGTACGCACTCAAGAACAACATCGAGAATGGGCTTTATCAGATGATGTGGCTATTTTACCTACTCATTTCGATAAGATGGCTCAATCATGGGATTGTACTTTTAAAGGCACTGATACTAGTGACTATGTAGCTGGCGGTGTGTGGGGGCGTAAAAAAGCACAGTATTTCTTATTTGATATTGACCACAGGAGAATGGGCTTTGCGGATACTATGAAAGCCATTCGCGCTATGTCCGATAAGTGGCCGAAAGCAAGAAGTAAATATATTGAGGATAAGGCAAATGGATCAGCTATCATCGACATGCTAAAAGATGAAATTAGCGGTATTGTTCCAATTGAGCCCGAAGGTGGTAAGGAGGCACGTGCAAATGCGGTGTCTCCTTTGTTTGAGGCTGGAAATGTATATCTACCTCATCCAAATATGTGTCCTTGGGTTGAGGACCTTGTTGAAGAGCTTGTATCCTTCCCTAACTCAGCGTATGACGATTTGGTGGATATGACAACACAAGCGCTAAATCAGTTGTATACAAACAATTCTAATCCAATTGAACGCTATAAAAACTTATTAGGAAAGTAGGTGAAACGATGAAAACAATCGACCAAGCAAAGCAATATAAAGAGGACTTCATGCAGGGTAATGGCAAAGCGAATCAAAAAGATAAACTAACCAGACAAATTGCTGGTGTTGGCCGTAAATTATCTCATGATGAAATCACGAACTTATATGGTGATAGTCGTATTGTTCAGAATATCATCGATATACCTGCCGAGGACATGACAAGAAATTGGTTCACTTTGAAGATGAAAGATGAGCAATTAGCACGAAACATTATGAGTAAGCTTGCTGACCTAAAAGCTAAGAAAGCATTTAAAGAAATGTTCACTTACGACCGTCTCCGTGGAGATGGTTTTATTAGTTTAGGTGTGACACAAGCTACAAAATTCGAATTAAGTGATGAACTTCCACTAGACAAATTGTTTACAGTTGACTACTTGCATGCTTTTAGTTCAATGAAAGTAAATGAGTTTCTTATCAACGAAGATGTATTTGATATTAAATACGGTCAGTTGGAGCAATTACGTATTAATCGAGCGTCTAGCCATGGACTACAGACACAAACAACTGAATCACCTACACACATCTCTCGCTTACTTCACAGCCAAACAAGGAGAATGGAAGGGGAAGCACAAGGACGCTCACTTTTAGAGCCGTTATACGACATTCTGACGGTTTTTGACACGTCTGTATGGTCAGTTGGTCAAATCCTTCATGATTTTACGTTTAAGGTTTACAAATCGAAGGATATTGAAAATCTATCGACTCAAGATAAGCAGCAACTGTCTATGATTATGGACTATATGTTTAGAACTGAAGCATTGGCAATGATTGCTGAAGGCGAGGAACTGAAGAAAGAGGCAACGTCAGTGGGTGGCATTAACTATCTACTGGATTTTGTGTGGGACTTGCTTGCAGGTGCTGCTCGTATGCCTAAAACAGTCATCAAGGGGCAAGAATCAGGGACAATTACCGGTGCTCAATATGATGTGATGAACTATTATTCTCGCATCGTGGCAGATCAAGAGAATGATATGAAACCCCATCTAGAAAAGCTCATCCGTATGGTATTAATGGCCGAAAAGGAGCTCGGAGGACGTATTAACCCCGAATCATTTGAATGGGAAATACAGTTTAACCCTCTTTGGAACGTTGATGCTAAAACAGATGCTGAAATACGTAAGTTAGTTGCCGAAACAGATCAGATTTACTTACTCAATAATATTATTACTTCTGATGAAATCCGCGAGGCACGTTTTGGTCAGTTTGGGTTGTCAGATACTCTTAAATTCAGCGGAGATGAAGCCGATTTGAAGAACCTTGCTGAAAAAGTATACAAAGGATATCGTGACCACAATGAGTAAAAAGGTTCCGATAACACGTTTCCCAGATGCTGCAGCCATTACGTACAGTCGAGACATTCGAAAAATGATTCTGGAATTAGGAGATGAAACCTTAAAGCATTTTGAAAAGCATGTAGTGCCATTGTTAAACGATCAAAGGCAGGATTCAACAGAATACTTAGTTGATGGGATATTCGATAACATTAAACGAATGTTTAAAGCATTAGCGAAGAAAGCTTCTAAGTCATTTAGTGAGCGAAGAAGACTTTCAGCAGCTAGAAGGTTTGTGAATAGCGTTAATCGGTTTAATCGGCATAACATTGAAAATCAACTTGCTGTAAGAGGAATTAATCTAGCAGAAAGAGAACCATGGCTAGAGATATTCATAGTCAAAAGAATCAAAGACAATGTTAGTTACATCAAAAACATTGAGGATGATTATCGAAGCGAGGTTGAGAATGTCGTTCGAGATGGTGTGCGAGTAGGGCAATCAATCAAACAGATACGTGAGTCCATACTTCTACGAGTGGATGTTGCTGAAAGTAGAGCGCAATTCTTAGCTGTTGACCAAGCAGGATCAATACTAGGTCAGATGACAGCCGAAAGGCATCAGAATATAGGGATTGAAAAGTTTACTTGGTACGACTCGGCTGATGAAAGAGTACGAAAATCACATAAGGATCTTAACGGAAAGATATTTTCATATGATGATCCACCTACTGTGAATGGCCGTAAGGTGTTGCCTGGTGAGGATTATCGTTGTAGGTGTGTCGCTATACCTGAATTTGATTAAAGTGAAACTATTCTCCATTTATTTCGTATATGTAGGAAAGTAATTGGAGGGATATATATGGACCACATTCAAATGAATTTAAAACAAGACTGGTTAAACATAGTTAAATCAGAAATCGAACATGAAGGTTTGGTAATTCCAGCAGGCATGCAACTAGATAGTAAAATAATAAAATATTTTACTTATTTAAGAAAAAAGGCTCCGAAGGGTCCATTAAACGTTATTAAATCAAAAAGTTTTAATTGTGAAGCAAAATATTTACCAGCTATTGATGAAATTGAGCGGATTTTCAATACTGGCGGGGATTATTCGCCATATCTGAGTAAACAGGTAGATCAGTTTCGGGATGATTTAATGTTCAATGACTGGGGTATACTTCATCTACACTTGGGTACTGAATTAGAAAGTAATGGTCGTTACATACAAAGAACTGGTCCACTACTTTTTGTTTATTTTAATAAAAACAATGTGTATTTTATTAATGTCTTTCCTCATGCGAAATGGACAAACCGTGAAATTTTACAAACTATTTATGATAACTGGCCAGACGTTCTCGACCCATTTATTATGAAGGGAATAAAAGATGTTAGACCTGAATACACAGAGGAACAACACTTCAGATTAAGAAAATCTGGAATTAATGCTTCAATTCCTTTGAATGACAAAAATGGAAATAAAATAGTGATTATGGCGCCCGGTATGGGGATAGCTGCATCTGGTGATTCTGTAAATGATGTAAGGCTATACCAGAAAATTAGTAATAATTTTAGGTCAATAGAAGCTCAAATTAGAGAAGGAATCGACTCTCTAAAAGCAGATTTAAAATCTAAGAATATAGAAATTCCATCTGAATTTCACTTTGGATTTTTAGGACAAAACGAAACGGATGGTATGATTATTAAAGAGAAAAACACCGGATTATATATAAACTTTAAAGATAAAGACTAATGAAAATGTCGTACTTTTGTACGGCATTTTTGTATTAAAGGAGGTGAAACATTGAAACTACAACGTTATGACACATCTTATATAAAAGACTATATGGAAACACCAGAAGGGTATTTAACGGTCAATGTGCCAATTACTCGTCCTGGTGTTTTTCCATATCAAAGGCAAGATGGCACGGTTCAAATGGAGGCTAAACTGCCAGAGGATATTTTTAGTGATCGTACTATTTATTCAGCACGTTCCAAACCTGTAACAGATGGTCACCCTAACGAACCAGTAACTATTGATAATTATCAAACCTATGCGAAAGGGATGAGTCACACAGATTCACGTGTAGAAGACTTCAAACTCTATATTTCATTGACTGTGACAGATAAAGCACTCATTGGAAAAATACATGAGGGATACAATGAAATTAGCATCGGTTTCTTATCAGATGTAGTTGCAGAAAGTGGAACGTATAACGGAGATCAGTATGAATATGTACAGAGAAATGTTGAAATAAATCATATTGCAATCGTAGAAAAAGGTCGTGCAGGCCCTGAAGTTGCCATACGTTCTGACTCAGACGCATGGCAAATTGATGAAAAAAAAGGAGGAAACACTAAGATGGCAAAAATCAAAATTGAAGGTGTTGAGTATGAGGTAGACCCAGCAGTAAAAGCACATATTGACGCTTTAAAAGCAAAAGAAGAAACGGCGAAGGTGAAAGGAGATAGTGTAGATGCCTTACAAGGTCGCTATGATGCGTTAGAAGTGAAGCTTCAAAATACAGAGCAGGAACTTGCAAATGCAAAAGCAAAGCAGGTATCAGTAGATGAATTAGATAAAAAGGTAGAAGAACGAATGGTCCTAATTAATGCATCACAGCCGATTCTAGGTGATTCATTTGATTTTACAGGTAAATCAGAGCGTGAGATTAAAGAAGCTGTTATATCGACTGCAAAAGCAGAATTTAAAGGTGATGGTAAGTCAGATGACTATATCAACGCCTTTTTTGATGCAACTGTTGAGCAAGTTCAATCAAATGGCTTCTCAAGCACTGGTGCCAATAGTGCTTATACTGGCGATGCTGGCGGAAACAAAGATTTAGAAGAACTAAAAAATAAACGCTTAAACATGCGTTCATAGGAGGAATTTACATGCCTATTACAAATTATCCAGATTACATGCAGCCAGCAGGGAAAGCTGGTCAGTTATCGAGTTACCAAGACTACACAGCAGACACATACGCAGTAGAAGTAAAAGTACCTTTTGGTGCAGCAGTACAATTAAACGCAACCGGCACAGCCATTAAATCAATTGCCACTGGTGGAGCAGTAGTTGGTATTGCTTTAGCGCAAAATATCCATGACTGGGTAGAAAAGAAAGATGATCAAAACTATCAAGTAGGAGAACCAGCAGCAATAGTTAAACGTGGCCGTATTTTTGTTATGGCTGGCGGTGACGTAATTAATGGTCAAGCAGTTAAAGTGGACCCTGTTACTCAAAAGTTCACTGTTGATGGGGATATTGCTATCAATAGTGCTGTGTTCAAAGCTAACGCTACAGCAAATCAATTAGTCGAAATCGAAATTAACTTACCATAAGGGGGAAACTTTAGATGACAATTCAAGCTTACCGCGGAGATGCTTTAA